GACTTGAGCGATGACACGATGCGCAACGTGCGCCACTATCTCGCGGAGGGTGTGGCGCAGGGCAAGCCTCTGAGCGAGATTGCCAAAAGCCTGGCCGAGGAAACCGACCTGGGCAAGGGCGCATTCGCCAGCCCAATAGCGCGCGCGCGAACGCTGGCGCGAACGGAAATGAAACTGGCGGCAGACCGGGGCAGCGCGGCATTCGCCGAGGACCTGGCGCAGCAGATACCCGATATTCAGGAGAAGTTTTTCTACTACCACACTGGAGTCTGCGACGGCAGTTGCGCGGGAGCCGCGACGGGCGGCGCGAACGGGGACGGCGTGTATCCCCGAGGCGTCGGACCCCGGCCTGTGTTGAGCACGCACCCGAACTGCAACTGCGCGCGGATTCCCTGGAGCGCGGCATGGGGCTTGTAGAACTGGACGCAATCGAAAAGCGGCTGCGGGACCGGATGGAGGAGTACCGCGAGCAGATGAAGGCGCGGCGGGAAGCGGAACGCGAGGCTGTGCGCACCATGAAGCAGTATTTCCTGGCCGACATTCGCAAAGGCCTGGCGCCGGCAGAGGCGGACCGCCTGCCGGCGGACCGGCCGGTTACGAGCCATGAATACGCGGCCTTGCACAGGCGCGTCAAGGGAACGAAACTGGCGGACTGGCTGCGCGAGAATCACATGGAGGGGCGGGTGCCCGATATGCCTGCGCGCATCAGCGTGTCGGCTGAGGAGCGGAAGGCAATCGGCGACGCGCGGCTGGCGGCGGAGTTTGTCGAACGGCACACGGGCGAGGAATTGCAGGCTCTGCTGAACCGCCTGCAATCCGACGGGATGCTCGATGCCTGAAACCACCGAACTGACATTGAAGTTGACCATGCAGAACCTGGCGGACCCGCAGATCCGCGCGCTGTTGGCACAGTTGGGGCTGACCGATAAGCAGATCAACCAGGTGCAGCGGGATGCTGCGAAACTCGGGCGTGAGTTCGAGATGACGGTGGCGCGCGGCGCGGAGAAAACCAGCGCCAGCCTCAAGCGCACCGGGACTGCCGCGCAGGAGTTGACCGCCAAGACGAGCGGGCTGACGCGGGGGCTGGCGGCGCTGGGATTCAGTTGGCAGGGAATGTTGGCATCGCTGGCAGCGGGCGGCGCAGTTTACGGGCTGAAGCGGGCGATTGGAGAGGTCGAGAGTTTCGGCATGATGGTCTGGCGCGTGAAGGCGATCATGGGTTCGACGGCGCCGGAGGCAGCCGGGCTGGTGGATGCGCTGGACGATCTGGGCATCGAGGCGACGCAGGTGGCGCGCGCTGTGTTCTTCATGCAGCGCAACATCGCAGCCAACAGCAGCGTGGTGAAAACGGCCTTGCGCGACATGGGACTTGACATCGGAAAACTGGATAGCGCGCCCGCGCGCTTCTGGGCGATTGTGCAGGCCCTTGCTGCGATGGACAACGAGATGAAGCGCGCGCAGTATTCGCAGGCGATATTCGGGCGGGGCGCGATAAACCTGCAGCAGATATTGGAGATGTCGAGGGAGCAGCTGGAGGAGTTGGGGAAACCGGGCGGGGTACTGGCGGGAGTCTTCACGGACGAACAGACCGAGAATGTGAAGCGCTATCATATCGCAGTCCAGCAATTGCACGATGCCTTCCTTGCCCTGAAAACTCAAGCTCTCGGTCCATTGTTGCCTTATCTTAGCCGATTCATGGACCTCCTGCGCGAAGGGCCGATAGGGCCTATTGTCGGGCCGACTGAAGAAGGCAGACATCGCTTCCTCTGGCCGGCACCTCCTCAACCAATGCCGGGCACAATCGCGGGATTGCCGCCTGCGCTCACTCCGGGGCAGCGGGCGATTTTCGAGCAGTCGTTGGCCGAGAGCAAGCGCATGATGGCGGAAGGCGAGCGGGGAATTACGCTTGCCGTGCAGGCCGAACGGGACAAGCGCATCGTAACGCTGAAAGCACAGTTGCAGAAGGAAGGATTGGACCTGGCCACGAGCCTGCGCTTCAAGGAGGAGCGGGAGCGCATTTATGCGGACTATGCCAGCAAGACCGCCAGGCAGATAGCCGACTACCGCGAAAAAATCCGCAACGAGGAAATCGAGAAGGCTGCCGCCGGCGATGCGCGATACATGGCGCTGCTGACCGGCAGGGCCAATTATCAGAGAGTCCTCTTCGACCAGATGAAGGTGCTGGCCGAACGCGAAGGCTACGTTGCAGACCCGAAAGCATATATTGAAAGCCTACGCCCAATTCTGCAAGCCAACCTGAGAAAGGCCGAGCGAACAGGCATTACCGAAAAACAGAGGCTTGACGCACTCATTGCGGCAGAAGAAATCAGCACCCTGATGACGGAGAAACGAGAGGCAGCCAAGGCGCGCGGCGCGGAACTCGACAAGGAGCGCAACAAGTGGGCAAACGAACTGGCCGAGAAATCGCTGGCTGCGGCGCAAGATGAATTGTCGCTGGTCGAAAAGAGGGCGTCGCTCGAACAGCAGATTCTGAGCCTGCGCGAGCAGGCCGCCGGAGAGGCGCGGGCAACCTGGGAGGCCTGGATAACCGGCGAGGCCGCCACCATACGCGAGATCGGCGAAATGCGCCAATGGCTCCAGACGCCAGCCGGCGGGCGAAGAGCCTTGGAATTTGAACAATCGCTCGCCCGGCGGTTGCAAGAACTGCGCGAGGCCGGCAGGACGCCTGCTTACATCAAAGAGTACGAGGATGTGACGCGAAGCAAGTTCGCGGTCGAGCAGCAGGAGGCGGCGGCGCAAGAGGTTCAGCGCGTCTGGGACAATGCGCGCACCCGCATCGAAGACATGTTCGTCAACACGTTCCTGAACCTGCGCAAGGAGGGCCTTTCCGCATTCGAGGCGTTGGGCCAAGGGCTGCTCGACATGATGTTGGCGGACTGGCTGCGCCAGAAACTCGGGCCGGTCATCAACGAGATCGCGCTGATGACGCCGGAGGCCAGGGGGATCACACTGGCGAGCGAGCAGGCCGCGCCATTGTTCAAGGCGGCGATCATTGAGGGGGCGCAGGCAGGCGCGCTGGCGTTCGGAGGTGGAATTGGCACAGCGGCAGGAGCAGGAGGGGCGGCGACCGCCGCCGGATTCGGCGCGCTCATGGCCCTGCCCACGAAAGAACGAACGGCAATTGCGGCCAAGGCTCCGCAGGGCGCGGACACCAGGCGCGCGCAGATGCTGTTGCAAATGTCGAAGTGGCAGGCGGGGGCTCAGGTGCTCGGCCAACTCGGAATCGGCGGCGGCATGATGGAAGATATTAGCGGGGGGTTGGGAATGGGCGCATCCGTCGCAGCCTTGACGGCCAACCCATACGCTATCGGCGCGGGTTTTCTGCTGGGCTTTCTCGGCAGCCGCAGTCGGCGCCGGGCGCAGAACGAAGCGCAGAAACGTTGGATGCGCCAGTTCCTAAACACGCCCGAGGGGTTCGAGATCCAAGCGTATCTTTACAACCTGAGCCGCGCGGCGCAATCGAGCGCCGGCGTTCTGATCGGACGCCAGACCATAATTCTACAGACCGCACTGGGGACATTGCCTAACCGCAAGGCGATTAGCGAGGTGGGCAGGCAGGTCTGGCGCACGGTAAACCGGCAGGCCGAATTCCAGGCGCTGACTGCGCGCGCGACGGTGGGATAATGGCAGATCCGACAACCCTGACGATCAAGGCCAACTTATACCGGCCCGACCTGAATCCCGCGACCCTTGTGCAGTTGTATCGCGGCGGCTATGTCAGGATGCCGCGCGTGCTATACCCGATTCGGATCAACCGGGAATTGGGCGGCGTGGCGACGGCCGAATTGCTCCTCGACAATCACGACGGGCTGATAGCCCGGGATAATGATACTTCCAGTTGGAACTATGACGCGGCCAGCGCATGGGACCCGCTACTCGACGAGAACCGCATCCTGGACATTTCCCTGGGTTACGATTATTTCCCGAACGTCGCCAGCGGCGTGACAGTCACGGTTTACCCGACGCCGACCGCAGGAAGCGGTACGCTTCTCGTAGATCAGACATTCGCAGAACCGACCAGTTATGGGGACGCCAAATGGGTGACCTGGGGCAACACGGATTTCGCGGTCAACGTACACCTGGGCGCGAGTTACGCAGTGAAGGGAGTCGGCATATCGCTGGGCAGTGCGGTGAACAGCGGACGGGTCCTTCCGAGCAGCATCCAACTGATGATCAGCACCGTATCGAGCGGAGGCCCGTGGCTACAGGTGCTCGGCATTCCGATCAACTTCCACAAGGCGAGCGAGGCTGGGCAGAGTCATTACGTCAGTCAGGAGTTGGATGAGATTGCGCAGTGGGTGCGGCTGCAATTCTACACAGGCTCCGGCTATCATGCGCTCGATGAGGTGGAGGTTATCGGCGGCGACGTGACTTCGGTTTTTCGCCGCAAATTGTTCAGCGGGAGGTTGGGGGACGACATACAGCAGCACGCCGATGGGACAATCACGCTGAGCCAGATACGGGACCGGAGCAAGCGGATGACCGACCTGTTCTGCGAGAAGTTCCGCACTTACAAGACGACCTCGAACAGCACCCAGGTTCCTGATCGCATCGTGCAGGACATTCTCAGCAATGCGTACTACGGCCTGCAAATCACGAGCGCGAATTACCAGCTGGACGCGACATCATTCGGCGTGCCAGAATGGTCGAACGAAAACGAAAACCTGTGGCAGGCTTGCCAGCGCCTGGCCAACATGATCGGCTGGACCTTCGAGTATTGGCCGGAGGACAACAAGTATCATTTCTACGAGCCGGAGTATCAACGGACGACGGGCGAGGAAGTGCTGGTGAGCGGCAAGACGGTACGCGACTGGACGAAGACGGTCACGAGCAAGGATATGCGCAACCGCGTGACGGTGCGCTTCCGAACGCCGCTGGCTACGAACCCGACTGACGTGACGCGCTCGGACAGCGACAGCATCGCGCGCTACGGCCTGCGCCACATGATCGTCGAGGAGCCGACCATCCGGGGGCGCGAGCAGGCATGGATGCTGGCGACGGCGGTGCTGCGTGATTACAGCCAGATCGCGCGCCATGGCGAAGCCGTCATGGACGGCGATCCATACCTGAAGCCCGGGCAGGTGGTCACGGCAATCGAAACGTGGGCCACTGCAAGCGTCAAAGAACACCTCTATCGCATCCGAACGATCACCGACGAGATAACCCAGAGCGACGAAGAGGGTCTGGACTGGAAACAGACGGTCGGTCTGGAGAGTTTTCGCTTCCTGCCGCCGATGGCTGTTTCGAGCCTCTACGCCGTGGCGAGCAGCGGCAGCGCGGTTGTGTACTGGAAGGCTTCGCAGGAACCGAACGTCATCGGTTACTATGCGTACATCGCCAACACCACGACTGCTGTCGGTTCCAGGTTCGCGGATGTGGCGACCCTGGCGGCGACGGCCAGCCCCCTTAGCAACGGCACGATGTACTGGTTCCGCGTGGCGGCCTATTGCGAGGGGCCCATTGAGGGCGCACTGGCAGGGCCGGTCGGCGTGACCCCGCAGAGCGGGCCGGCGCAGCCGCCCGTCTATGCGGACGAGCAGTGGCAGCCGCGCAGCCTGAGCGCGACGGTCATCACCAGCGTAGCCGGCACCTCGACGCGAGTGGTGAAATTGCTCTGGTACAATCCGCCGCAGACCTTGAGCAACCATTACCAGTATTTGCTCCAGCGCTCCATCGTCAACACGTTGGCACCGGTGGACCTTGGCACGAAACCGGTCGGCGGGGCAGGCGGAAGCGGCTATGGTCCGGGCGCCGGCCAACTTTACTATGATTATGACGCGGCCGTTCAATCGGGCGGCCTGCTGTATTACCGGGTCAGCCTCTACAGCAAGACCGAGGGCTGGCAGAGCATGTTCAGCAATTGGGCGGTGGCGAGCTTGGCCTAATGAGATCACATATCAGCGAGATTGTCGGGCGCACTGAGCCGACGCTGCAAGCGGTGAAGCACAGCGCGACCATCGGCTACACGGTCGCATCGAATGGCTTGCTGATAGACTGCGTGGTCAGCCGCGACGCGGATGGCAACGATTACACGATCCACGGCATCCCGGTGATCGGGCCTTGGGTGATAAATTCGGGAGATGCCGCGCTGCTCATGTATTCGCAGCATTCGCCCCGCGCCCCTTACGCGATCATGCCACTCTGGCCGGCGGGCGTTGACCCCAGTTCGTGGGCGCCGACTCTGCGGCTCCGCGCTTCCCCCTCCATCACCGAGAAGATATACGAAGCCATAGTTGACTCCAATGGCAACGGCGATTACACCAGCCTGGCGGCGGCGGTGGCGGCGGGGAAGAGTTCGTTCCGGGTGAAGAAGGGGCATTCCGAAACGCTTTCGGCCGTTCTGACGCTGCCCAGCGATGCAATCGTGGATTGCGAGGATGTGGATAACTGTTCGTTCAATGTAGGTTCCTACTACATCGCAAACACAAGCGCAGCCACGTGGATTCGCGGCAACATTATCGGGGGGACCGACGCGGTAAACGGCGCAGTGAAGATTTCGGCGGCCGGCCCGTTCGAGTTTTGGGCTACGCATTTTTACAACAATGCGCGGCACATTGGAGGGGACGGGGGCGTTTCGGGTGGCCCTTACTTTTCACTCATCGGATGCGAACTCGAATATGCTGGAACCGGGAATGTCTGCAATACCCCCGCTGACTACGCTGCCATTCTCTACTGCCGGATAACGAATATCGTCAGCCGGAGCGTGACTCTGTCCGGCGTCGGTTGTCGCTTCATCGGCAACTACTGCTCGAACGTAACGGTCACGGCGGCGGGCACGGGCTCCCGCGTCATCGGCAACGTGGGCGTGGCGGACGTGGGCGCGGGGCCTGATCACAATCTCTGGGCGAATCCGCCGCATGGGGATGTGAGCGGCACACCGGCGCAGTTCCAGATGATCGTGCGGGGCGCTGCGCTGTGGGAACTGATAACGGCCCCTGTTGACGACGGTAGGATTCTGGCCTCTGGCAGCGCCGCGCTGGTCGGGGTTGCGATGCCGACGCACATGCTGGACGGGGCGAAGCACAGCGTCAGCGGGCTGACCATCGGGCATATTTTGCAGGGGCTCTCGGCGACTACATTTGGTTTTGCAGTCATTCCAGCCCATACGTCGCGGCACGAGAACGGTGGGGCAGACGAGATAAGTGTCCTTGGCCTGAGCGGCTTGCTCGCAGACGGGCAGACGCCTCTCGCCCACAAGACGAACCATCAGGACGGCGGGGCTGACGAGATAAGCGTGGCCGCCCTCAGCGGCCAGTTGGCTGACGCGCAGAAGGTGGCGGTGCAAGACGAGGGTGTCGCAGCGGGTACGCGGCCCACGGTGAACTTCACGGGCACTGGCGTCGCAGCGACAGATGATGTTGTCAACAATCGGGTGAATGTTGCTATACCAGGCGGTGGCGGAGCCCTCTACACCGATTCCGGCGACCACGGGACGGGCGCGAACACAGCAGAGGTGACGCTGGCCAGTTATAGCCTGCCTGCGAACACCCTGGCGGCGGGCAAGAGGCTGACCATAAATGTGAAGGGCAGATACAATTCGGGTGCAGAGGAACCACCATCGTCATACCTGCGGGTTTATTGGGGAACTCAGAAGGTGGCTGAGTGGCTTGTTGTCGCCGTAGGACCAGGCGTTACGACGGACTTGTGGGGCACCGTCGAGGTGATGTGCAAGGGGGCTACTGACAATGAGGTCGTGTCGCAAGGTTACGCGCAAGGCCCCGATGGGGGGCCTTACGTGATGAGTGTTCAGGATACCCAGAATGTAACTGGTGCGATCACAATAGCCGTAAAGGGCCTGACGCCGGACGCTCTGGACGAAATCACCTGCGAGTTCTTCCAGGTCGGGCCGGTGGTAGCGTAATGGGAACACCTTCTATACAATGGGTTGCGGGGCAAGGGTTCTCGCTCGACGATTTGCAGGACGTGGCGGCGGGAAGCCCTGGCGACGGATATTTCATCCGATACAATGCGGCGACGGGATTGTGGACATCACTCGCGTTCACGACGCCTGCCCACAAGACTTCCCATCAGGATGCCGGTTCCGATGAGATAAACGTGGTAGGGTTGTCAGGGCTATTGGCTGATGGGCAGACGCCTCTGGCTCACAAGATTTCCCACCAGGACACAGGCGCAGATGAGATAGCCGTAGGTGGTTTGAGCGGTCAACTGGCAGACGCTCAGAAAGTTGCGGTACAGGACGAGGGTGGGGCGGCGGGGACGCGCCCGACAGTCAACTTCACCGGGGCCGGGGTGACGGCGACTGATGATGCTGGCAACAACCGGGTGAATGTGGCTATACCGGGCGGCGGCGGCGGTGCTGCCGTTGACATTCAGGTCTTCACCTCTGATGGCACTTGGACGAAGCCGAGCGGGGTGACGACGGTTCACGTGTACGCTGTCGGGGGTGGCGGCGGCGGGGGGTCTGGCCGTCGAGGGGCTGCTGGTACTACGCGGGGAGGTGGTGCAGGCGGTGGTGGAGGCGGCTGGGCTTATCAGCAATTGCAGGTCAGCCTGCTTGCTGCAACTGAAGCGGTTACGGTGGGAGCGGGCGGCGCGGGCGGGGCCGGCCAGGTCTCCGACAGCACAAACGGTAACGCTGGCATAGCGGGCGAGGATAGCACTTTCGGTGCATGGCTGGCTGCAAAAGGCGGGGCGCTGGGACCCGCAGGAACTAGTACGGCAGGTGGCACAAGCGCTGCGGGAGGTCCCGGGTTATCATCCGGCGCGTCGAGCGGCATTGGAGGCGGGGGGTTTGGTAGTGGCGCTGCTGGAGGTCAAGCAGCCTATGCCGGTGCTGGAGGTGGTGGGGGTGGTAGTGTAGCTACTGGTAACACAGAGTATGCTGGCATGGCTGGCGGGGCCGGTGCTGCTTGTTTCAACACCTCTGTGACTGGCGGTGCTGCGGGTGGGGTCGGTGCCGCAGGCGGAAACGGGAACAACGTAACCGCCAATCTTGCCTTCGGAGGCTCTGGCGGAGGTGGGGGCGGCGGCGGCCACAACAGGGCTGGTGGCGCTGGTGGGAATGGCGGGACATATGGCGCAGGCGGCGGGGGCGGGGCAGGTGGCACCAACGGATACACCAGCGGCGCTGGCGGGAACGGGGCGGATGGAATCGTCATAGTGGTGAGTGTGTAAGATGCCAGAACTAGAAGAGACATTGGACGCAGTTGAGGACACAGACCGCCGGTGGTCTGCCTGGAACCCGACGTTGGCCGACGCACGGTTCAAACTGATATTCCAGATTCTGCGCCATGCGAGAGACCGCATCGCGGCGCTATTTGGACACACCGAATACCAGACGCAGACAGGCGCGTGGGCTGTGCCGACAGGCGACTTGACGAATGGGCGTATGGTGGTGCTCTTCAATTCGACGCAGGCCAAAACCAGGATTTACGCGGTCAGCAATGGGGGTTGGAGATACGGAGCGTTGATATGAGCCGCGATAAGGACGCGATTCTGAAGGAGGCGGTGGCGCGGGGGATGCTCATGCTGGCGACGGAGGCGGTGCCGGGGCCGGGGCCGATGCCGTGAGAGAGGTGGAGATATGAAACTCGGTCTGGCCTTGATACTGACGATGCTGTTCACGGTAACATCACCGCAACTACCCGACCTCGTGATTCGGGACTTCGAGGCGCGACCAGTAGAAGTCGCAGGCAGGACATATATCCAAGTCACCGGGGAACTGGTCAACGTGGGCGGTGCGGTTGCTTCGTGGGCCGGGGTAGGGGTACGGCTGGAGGGATACTCCTACGTCTATACGAGCCAGCAGAACCTGGGCCCGGGCGCACACTTCCCATTCCACTGGTGGTTCGCGCCGCCGCGCGGATTCTGGCGCGTGGAGGCGAGAGCGGACCCGTATGGGTACGTGGTGGAGAGCAACGAACGCAACAACGAGAGGCACAGGCAGGTGCATATATGAATCTCACGATTGAGGTGCGATAGTGGGTGACTTGAAGGAATGGGGCAACTTAGGCGCGACCGCGATTCTAGGGATTGCCTTCCTGGTCGTGATCGTGCGCGTCATGCAGTCGGCTGCGACGGATAGAGCGACGTTCTGGCAGGTTATATCGGGGCATCTGGCACACAACACGGAAGCGACAATCAAACATACCGAGGTCCTCGACGTGTTGGTGGACAAGGTGAACCATATTGACCGCGACCACCTGGATAGACAATGACCGAGAACCGCCGTAAAGAACTGAACGCGCTGCGCCTGCCCCTCCTCTCCACGAAGGGCAGGTTCCGACAGAAGGCGACGGCTGTAGTGGATGACCTCGACGGCCATGACAAGAAGCCGCTCGTTACCAGCACGGTGAGATCGAACAAAGCGCAGGGTGACCTATACGCAATCGGGAGACGAGGGGTTCCAGGCGAGAGAACCGTCACGAACGCGAAGTCGGGGCGGAGCCCGCACGAGTTAGGGGTGGCTGCCGACATAGTACCTCTCATCAAAGGGAAGCCGTCCTGGGATATGACGAATCCTGAAGTGGTTCTGTTCTTCACGCTGCTGGGGCGTTCTGCGAAGGCCCATGAGTTGACGTGGGGAGGCACCTGGAAACGTAAGGATTGGGCCCATGTGCAAGCGAAGGATTGGAAGACACTGAAGGGCGCATAATCTCAGAAAGGAGAGAGAGATGAACATTTTCAAGGTGTTGCTGAGTTGGGGAAAGATTGCTGCGGGGCTGGCAGCGGCAATTCCGCTGCTGGAGGAGTTGGCAGCGAACGACTACGAGAGCGCCGCCCGGGTTATCCTCCAGTGGGGGGATGTCCAGGATCTCGGCCACGAAGTGCTGGCTCTCATACCGGAGAATCTCAAGCCGGTTGTGGAGCCGGCGCTGCGCGCCTACGCGGCAAAAGTCGCCGTGCGGTTCGCGGAGAAGTTGGACAAACTGGTGCCCGAGGAGATACTGCTCGGGCTACTGCCGCACTAGGCAGCCGCGAGTCCGCCAGCATCCCACGACAAGCCCTCCTGTCTGACATCAGGAGGCCTTGCGCTTTTCCCGGCTGGCGAATAGGGGAAAAGGAGAATCTCTGATGGATAGCTTCGAGCCTGGAATGCTGCAAACCGGGGCGGGCATTGCGCTGCTCGTTTGGGTCATCGTCGAGGCGGTCAAGCGAGGCGCCGGCGGACTGAGCGGCCGGGGCACCGTGCTGCTGGCGATGAGCATCGGCACCGCGCTGGGCTTGGTTAGCCTGGTGTTCGCGGATTCGGTGACTGCGCAGACCATCGTGGCCGCGGCCATCACCGGTCTGCTCGGCGGTGCCACCGCGGTCGGCATAGACGCGACACAGCGCGCAGCGCGGAATCAGCCGGTGTGACGCGGGCTAGGCCTGCGGGTGGTTCAGACGCCTGGCCCCTCGGTCGATGACGGCGGGTCCGATGGCCCCCTTTTCCGCGACGGCATCCCCACGGCTACCAACAGCGTGATAAACCCGCCGATCAGCCCCAGCACGGCCCACGAACAGCCGTCATAGCCCTTGCTGTGGGCTAGCCACGCCGCCCCGATCCCGCACGCAATCCACAGAATAAAGAGTTCCATTCAGCGTTTGCTCCTCTTCGCCCACTCCTTCGGCACCCAGCCTGCCGCGCCCGTCACGGTAGCACGAATCGTGCCCGTGGGCAAGGCATGTGTGGCGGGAGGGTGCCACCACCAGAATGTCCAGCCCTGCGCGCCCTGTGGCACCGCTGCAGCGCGGGGCCAGCGGGCCGATACATTGGTCGGCCCGGGTCCCGAAAGGCGATCCTGGACCGTCCTGGCGCGACTTGTCGGGGGCCAAATGGCCGATTTCGGCCCACAGGGCGGTTTCCGCGGCCCTGGGGCCATTTTCGGCCTTGTGAACGGTGCATCCTAGCCTCTCCTGGCGCCCACTTTCCCCGCCATATGCCCATTCTGGGCTCCCAATCCTGCCTGCCTTCCCCGTCCAGCAGGGTGAAGACTACCATAGACTGGGGAGCCTATCAATAACCCGTGCAAAAATATTTGCTCCAGCCCCTTGACATGGGGCCAAAACGTGGTATAATATCCGTGCAATGGGACAGCGGCTGGCACACTCCACCAAACAAACAACCGGCCAGGGCGCGGCGCCGACCGCATTCCCATTGCAGGTTGCGACCTCGCCCGCCCTGGCCGGCAAGGAGAAGAGGATGGCACGAGTAGGCTGGATGGAATCGTGCGGATTTGTTGAGACGGACGAGATTCTGCACGCGCATCGTGGGAATGGGTACACCGGCTGTGGCCGACTACTGCAAAGGGCTACGACCCATTCGCAAATCGGAGAGACGCTCGACGATGTGATAGCTGAGACAGGGAAACGCCCCTGTCGCGTTTGTTTTCCACTGCGCTGGCGTCCGACCAGAGCCTAGCCCCCTCCAGCATCAGCCCCCCCGCGAGGGAGGGCAGGGGCGGGCGGAGGCAAGAAACACATGGGAAGCCTATCATCAGAAACCTGCGTACACTGCAGGCGGGTAAACCGTTCCGCGAAGGAACAGCGGCGAGGCACTTGCCGATGGTGCGATGCTGCAGCGACGCGGCACTGGAGAAAGCACTTACGGCTTGTTGCTGAGGCCGAAATGAGCCCCTCCAGCATCTGCCCCTCAGCGACCGGGGCGGGGGCGGGTGGTTCGTCCACACCGGCCAGGAGCAATCCCCCTGCAACTACCAGACAGACTGCGACGAGGATTGGAACCAGATACTTAGACATGGCAGACCTCTCCTTTCGGGGTTAGATCAGGCCGCGCGTGATCTCGGCGGTATGTTGTCGGCGGGGCGAGGCTCCGCGGCCAGCATTCCCCTGATCTCGGCAATTTCCTGCTCGATCCTCTGGAGCCGGGCCTCCATATCCTGCTCGCCGGGCATGACCGCCGGTTGATACGGTTGGCCCGGCTCCGAAACGCCCTCTGCCTGGTACCCAGCAGCCGCCAGCCAGTCTGCGGGGTCTTCGCCTAGCCGGGTTGCAATCGTGCGGATACGTTCGGCTGAGGGAACACTTCCCGCCTCGATTTTCTCCAGGTAACTGGCACTGATCCCCACCAAGCAGGCGAACGCGAGCCGCGAACGGTTGCCGCGTTTGCCCTTCACGAGTGCCGCGAAAGCCTGGCTGTAACGGGCTTCCCGCCTCGGCATCTGGCTATCCTGGTAGCAGGTTCCGTGCCACAGCCAGCCCTTCCTTCAAAAATATTTCCCAAACCCCTTGACAAGCCTGCCCGTTTATGGTAAGAAGAGGGGTAGTAGAAGTAGTGGAGGTGCATGAATGACCGCGCAGAGAGCCAACAAACCCAGGCGGGGCCTAGGTTTTTCGGCAGAGGAGTATGCCTCGCCGGGGTACATAGCCGACCTGCAGCGGAAGGTGAAACGGGGCCCAGTACGGCTCCGGGTTCTTCAGGATGCGACAGGGTGGAGCATCAGTCGGCTCAGTATGGTGTTGACTGGCAGGTATCGAATACCCCTCTGGGAGGCCCGGAAACTGCGCCGGGCGGTGGTGGCCGAGATTGCCGCCCGGAAGGGGGGCGGGGTCTGAACCCCTACCCGGAAAGGAAAAGAGGATGAGAGCCTGGCATTTCCTGCGGGATGACATGACAGGCGGGTATGGGGACGAACCCGCCTGGACAGACGGCGAGAAGCGCACCGTAGAGGGCGAACTGGTCATGTGCAGTCACGGCTACCATGCGAGCGAACGGCTGATTGATGCAGTAACTTACGCGAGAGGCTCTACTATCTGCCGTGTCGAGGTGTCAAAAGATATGCTGATAGACACGGACAAGGTGTGCTCACGCTCACGCCGTCTGCTCTGGCACCTGCCTGCTGAGGTGGGGCAGGGAATCCTGCACGAGTTCGCTTGCTGGTGCGCGGAACAGGCGCTGAAAGCCGAGCTCAACGCAGGGCGGGAGCCTGACCCTCGCAGTTGGCAGGCCATAGAGACGAAGCGCAAATGGGTGCGAGGGGAAGCGACTGACCAGGAGTTGGCCGCAGCCAGGGACGCAGCCAGGGACGCAGCCAGGGACGCAGCCAGGGACGCAGCCTGGGACGCAGCCGGGGCCGCAGCCAGGGACGCAGCCTGGGCCGCAGCCAGGGACGCAGCCGGGGCCGCAGCCAGGGACGCAGCCTGGGCCGCAGCCAGGGACGCAGCCTGGGACGCAGCCTGGGACGCAGCCAGGGACGCAGCCTGGGACGCAGCCTGGGCCGCAGCCAGGGCCGCAGCCAGGGCCGCAGCCAGGGACGCAGCCTGGGCCGCAGCCAGGGACGCAGCCAGGGACGCACAGAACCGCAAACTCAGCCGCATGGTACAGGTTGCGCGAAAAGCAACGTAGCCCCCTCCAGCATCTGCCCCCCGTCGCCGAGGCTATGGGGGGCAGGGGCGGGCGGAGGACCATAATGCTCAGATCGCGGCAGACTGGGGGATTTGATGCGACTGCGCTGGTATCACGCGGACCGCTACGAGGCAGCAGCGCGGATGCGCTCCAAGGGGCTCACAGTCGAGGACCTGGTGGAGGCGTCCGGCCTCAGCCGTTCCATAGTCGAGCACGCACTTGCCGGCCGGAGTATCAACGAACACACGGCGCAGCGGCTGGGCGTCGTTCTTGCGCTCATGGGCGAGTTCGAGGAACTGACCTGGCGCGAACTCTTCGACTGCCTGCCGCCCTGGGCGGCGACGGAGGAATGAGGTTATCCACAAGCCCGCAAGTCCTGTGGATACCCGAACGTCCGATAATAAATGAACTGCTCAGAAGTTGTGCGCAGGGGGCGCACAGAGGCGCGCGCTTCTGCACAGTTTGCGAAGTCGTTTTCCACAGGGGGGGTGTATGACCGTATCCGCCTGGAGAAAGCGGCAGGGGAGGTCAGGACATGGCTGGCGACCCGTTCACGATGGGCGCTAGGCAGCCACAGATGGCCCGGGTGAGGCTTTCATGGCCGAACCCAACGGATAGTACTCAGGGCGAGGGGTTTGACCGGGTTTCTGGCGCCCGCCAGGACGGGAAGTCGGCCCCTCGCCCGGGAGCCAGAATCGGCGAGGGCGGCGCTGCCGTGGCGACAGCCGCAAGCCTGGCATGGTCTGGCGAATGCCATGCCGGGGCCGCCCTCTACATATCCCCTGCCCCGCCTGGCCCGTCACAGCTGAGCAGCCTGTGCGGGCGTCCCCCTCGGGCGGGGCAGGCTACTTTTCGGGCCGTGGGGCTGTGGAGGCAGGCCAAGGTCGGGGCGGGTGCTCCCGCGGATGAGTACTCTGGACGACGGTGCCCGCCCCGGCCGGCAGAAAGGAAGGTGAGGAGTGGACATGCAGGCTGAGATGGCGCGCAGCGTGATCATTGCATTGTGCGTCCTAATCGGATTCGCAGCCAGTGCCATCATCGCGCTAGGCTTGAAATGCCGAGGGAAGGACCGGTACTGCAAATTGCTCGAAGCCCTCCTGCGTTGTGACCAGCAGACCATCATGGAGCAGCAGGACACGATTGCGAGAATGCTTGCGCGGCTTCGCAAGTATGGAGTGCCGACAAAAGCGAATCCCGTTCCAGCAGAACCGGAACGGGATCGCGTCCGTGATGTCCAGGGTGAAGTCTAGCAGAATCGCGGGCGCGCGTCAACCCCTTTTCGATTGCAGAGGAGAGAGGAGCAGATGATGCCTAACGGCATGTTGGATTTCAGCAACTTGGAGCCGGGCGTCTATCAGGTGGCGACCCCGGAGGAGATGCAACCGATTGAGACCGCGGTGACGCTGCGCAAAGACGATCACTTCTGGGTGGACGAGAAGTGGGAGAAGGACGAGAACAATAGGTGGCACAAGGTCCTGAAGGGCCTGCACACCAACACCACCGGACTACTGCTGCAGGGCGAGGCTTTAGGGGTGCGTGTCGTGCCCCGCATCGTTCAGCAGGACCGGCGTTATGTTCTGGCCGACGCCACAGGTTTCCGGCTGGACGCGGCAGGAATGCTCACGGTGTACCGCCGCGTTCGAGAATATGACATGGCCGCCGAGTTGTTCCGGGCGGCACTCAAGAAGTTGCCGAAGCCGACGACGAAGACGCCCAACGAGAAACCGACCGATGCTCAGACGAAAGCCCTGGCGCAAGTGGTAGAGGAGCAGACTGCGCTGTCTTTGGTGCAAACGCTGGCACCCGAGGTGCAGGCCGAAGTCCTTCTCGCGCGCATGGAGGTGCAGGATCATCGGCTTGCCCTCGTGCAGACCAAGGCCGAGAACCAGGTGCTGCGTCATTTCGTTCGCCGCTGCGGGGGGGTCATCAACGTCGCGGGAGACTTTACAGAGATCACGATTACGCTTCAGCGCGCCATCCTGGTGCGCAAGGTCACGCCGGAGCACGCCCGGGCGGCCGCTGAAGCACTGTTCGGCCCAGGTGGGCCGAAGCGCGTGAGCGCGGAGGTTGTAAACGACAAGCAACCACCCCTGACCGAGGCCGCAGAGGTGGCCGAAGAGGCCGAGGTCGTGCATGAGGAAGGCGCAGTTGCGGAACAGGCTGAGGAAGCATCCGCCGCCGCTGCTGAGGCCGAGCCTGGGCCTGTGGCTGTGACTGAGCAGCCAGAGCTAGAAGACGGCGCGGCACCAGATGCTAGTGAATCTCAGGATGCTGGTCCCCCCGAGGAATTGCCTATGCAGGAAGCACCGCCGGCAAAACCTGGGCCCAGCGAGAGTGACCGGAAGTGCGACTGTGGGTGTGGGAAATCCGTCAGCATCGCCGAGGTCAACTTCTGCGAAAGCGATTACGGGCGGAAGCGGTTCAAGGGCAAGGTCTATGCGCGGGCCTGCCAGCCGAGGTTCCCTGAGAAGATCGGGCTTCCGCCTGGAGGCGCGCGATGACCTGGTTCGCATTCAATGAGAATTGCGAGAACTGCCCGCATTACGCCGAACTGAAACGGCTGACCGTGGACTTCGAGGAGCGCCGGTGCCCGCTGGACCCGCGGAGGAAGCGGCACCACATGAGGCTGGCCCCCCACGTCGTACGCCTGCATATGCCGGTTGGGTGGAAATGCGCGACGCTGGAGGCACTGCGCGAGATGGAGAAAGTGCAAACGTGAGAAAGAGACCGGTCGGCAAATTGCATCCGAGCGAGACCCTGATGTTGCGCATGGCGGTCGGGACGGCGAAGGACGCGGAGGGCCTCGAATACGAGATGACCACTGCGGTCGCGGGCGGGTATCCGATAATCCGCAGTCTGAAGACGGGTCGGTGGTTCACGCTGTCGTGGATTGACATTCTAGAGTTGGCTATCGAGCGCGGCATAGACGAGGAGGCGAAGGAGGTCGCGACGTGCGCATAATGGTCACAGGCGATTGGCATTTTGGGAGTCAGGGCGGGCGCATTGACGCTGAGTCCGGGCTGAACGCCGCGCTCATGGGCAGATACCGCTGCGCGCGGTTCGCCATCGAGGATGGAATCGCGCGCGGCGCAGATTTGATTCTCCATGCGGGAGATGTATTCGACGGCTGCAGGCCGACGCCGACAGAGGTATGGCTCGCGCACCAGGCATTCGCGCCGGCCTGCGAAGCAAACGTGCCCGTGATCGTGCTGGTCGGAAACCACGATGCGCCGAAGGCTCCGGCAGAGCACCACGCGGTTGAACTGCTGCATGACCTGGCGGGCGTGACGGTCGTGGACAGGCCGCAGATTCTTTATCTCTGTGATTGCCCAGGGCCAAAGACTGAGGTGTTTGATTTTGAGCCTGCCAATCGCGAACCACCAATTGAGGTGGCAGTTCGCTGCCAGATCGCTTGCGTGCCCTGGCCGAACAAGCAACTGCTGCTGGCCGACCCGGAGGCACGAAAACAGACCCCAGAGGGCCTGAACCTGCTGGTGCGCGAGAAGATGATGGACGTGATTCGCGGGCTGGCGGATCAGCGAGTGCCTGGACTTCCTTCAATTCTGCTCGGGCACTTCTCAGTTGACATGGGGGAGGCCGGCCAGCAGAGGCGACTCATGGGCATGGGCGGCGACTGGACGCTGAACGCGCAGGAACTCCTGAGCCTAGGGTTCGATTATTACGCACTTGGGCATATTCACAAGCCGCAAGAGATCGGTGCGAACATGGCGTACTGCGGCAGCCCCGAGGCCGTTGACTTTGGCGAAGAGGAAGAGTGCAAAAGGTATCTCCTCCTGAACCTTGAGGCGGTGGAGGGTGGGGGTACGGCACTGGGCGTTGAGGAAATCCCCACGCCTTACCGGCGGCTGATAACAGTCGAGTGGCAGGACGAAGAGGGAACGGCCATTGAGGATGCTACGGGCACTATCGTGCGCGTGAAAGTTGCCGAGGCGCAGCAGCACCAGGTCGCAGAGATTCGCAGGGCGTTTGAAGCCGCCGGCGCTTACGAGGTGCGGGTGGAGATCGAGCGCGCGGAGGTTCTGCGCCGCCGCGTCGTTGACGTGAGCGCGGAGACAACGGTGGCCGATGCGCTGAGAGCCTACATCGCGCAGCGCCCGGACCTTGCGCCGATGACCGACGGCCTGATCGCGGAGGCGCAGGCCGTGGAGCAGGCGCTGGAAGGCGGTGCGGCATGATACCGATCTCCCTTGTGGTTGAGAACATCCACTCATTCCGGGGTGGCCATCGGATAGATTTCAGGGGCATGAATCTGGCCGTACTGTCCGGCCCGAATGGTGCTGGTAAATCAACTCTGGCCTACGACGCCCTGCTATTTGCTCTCTACGGACAAACGCGCGGCGACGCGGACAGCATCATCTCCGATGGCGAGCAATCGGGCCGGGTTGAATTCGCCTTCGCCCTGGGCGCAGAGGCTTATCTGGTTTCCAGGCACCGCAGCCGGAAGGGGGGAGGCAGCACCCTGCTTAGTTTCCAGTGCAACGGGCAGATTCTGGACGGGAAAACTGTCGCGGAAACCCAGGCGCAGATTGAGCAGACCCTACACATGAATGCCGATCTGTTGCGACAGACGGCGTTCTGCGGACAGGGACAAGCGGGCACATTCACCAAGGCAAAGCCGGCCGAGCGCAAGGCCGTGCTTGGGGAGATTCTGCGCCTGGGCAGATACGACCGGCTCGCGGAGATCGCGCGGGCTATGACACGCGACGTGCAGGCCAGCATCGAAGTCGCGCAACGGCGCCGCGAGGAACTGGTGGAGAAGGCCGGCGAGCAAGGCCCTGTGGGTGAGCAACTCGACCAGGTGGACAACGAACTTCGCGCTTTCGCCGAGCACTACGCAGAACTCAACGGCAAACTCGCTGAGGCTGACCAACGGAACCAGACGCTGATCCGGGATCGCGAGGCCGACAAGGGCAGGCGACAGCGGTTAGTTGAGATGTCCGCGGACTTGGGGGAGGTGCAGGCAAAGTATTCGGAAGCCTCCACGCGGCTGGAGACGCTCCGCCGGACCCTGCAAGACAAGCCGGCCCTAGCCGAGGCTGTCGCCAAAGCCGAAACTGCACAGGCGAACGCCGCCGCGATGGAGGAGGCGCAGCAGGAGCACGATCGGCTGAAACACGAGGCGGCACTCGCGGAGGAGAGATATGAGGCGGCGTTTCGGGAGCACAAGCGCGAAATCGAAACATTGACCAAGCAGATTGCGGAGGCGCAACGGGCTCACATACGCGACGTTGGGAGATTCGAGGAGCAGATTTACACTTTGCGCGCGCAGGCCGAAGTGCTCGACCAGGTGCCGTGCCGCGCCATCAATCGGGCAACGTGCGACTTCCCCCTTCTCAATACTTATCTGCCGGACAGCGAGCAGGATGCCCTGATTGGGGCGACCTTCGAGGCGGCGGAACAGCTCTGCACAACCTGCCCGCTGATCGCGCAGGCGCGGGAAGCGCAGGGAAAACTGCCAGGGCTTGAAACCGCCCTGGCCGACTTGCGGAAAACAGACCCCTGGACATTTGACGAGACTCGACTGAAGCAGTTGCACGGCCAGGAGCCGGGTGCCGAACACAAGATGGTCATCGGCGAACTGAAGCAGTGGATAGGAGTGCTGGCGTATGACGCGACCCGGCATGAGGCATTGAAGCGCGAAGCCGCAGCGCTCCCCGGCTTGCAGAAAACTATGGCTACTATCGAGCGCATGGAGGCGCAGATCGCTGAGGTGCAGGCCAACGTAGAGCCGTTGCAGAGGCAGGCACACGAATTGGCGGACCGCAGGAACGCACTCGAAGAGGAACTGGGGCTTGCGCGCGATTGGGATTCCTTGGTAGGGATGGTTCAGCGCGAACTGACAGAGGTAAAGCAGGCTATTCAGAAATGCCAGGCGGATCAGGAGAGACTGGCGCAGGAGCGCGGCGCCTTGGAGGAACGGTTACGCGCTTGCCTCAAGGCCCGGGCGGAGGCGGCGAATGTGGCAACGGAGATCGCCGCGAGCGAGAAGCGCCGAGGGTTGCTCAAAGTGCTGGCGGAGGCGTTCGGAAAGACCGGGATTCCTGCGCTGCTCATTGAGAAGGCTGTGCCAGACCTGGAGGCCGCGGCCAACGACGTGCTTGCCACGCTGAGCGACGGCGCCATGACCCTGCAGTTGCGCTCGCAACGCGAGACGAAGACGAAAGGCGCGATGGTGGAGACGCTGGACCTCATGGTCGGCGACGACCGAGGCTATCGGCCCTATGAGGGCTACAGCGGTGGGGAGGCCATGCGGGTTGATATGGCGATCCGGGTAGCAATATCGGAGTTGCTGGCGAGTCGAGCGGGTGCGCGTTGCGAGATGCTTGTTTTAGACGAAATCTGCGCACCGTTGGACGCCGAAGGCCGGATGCTTTTCGTCCAGTGCGTCGAGAAGATCGAGGATCGCTTCGGGTGCGTTCTGGTAATTACCCATGTCAAGGAACTGGAGGACCTGTTCCCCTGGCGCATCGCCGTGACAAAGGGGACCGACGGCAGCCATGCGGAGGTCACAGCGGCATGAGAATGACGGGCGAGGGCGGCGGCGTGGCAGCACCGGGTAAGGGCTGTCAGAGGGGCCTCTGCGGTAACGCAAGCCCTGAGCATCTGAGCGCATATAAGGCACGGGATGCTAACTGCCTAACGTATCCCGATGACTTCAGGGGCCGGGTGGGGAATCCGGCCCGCCCTCGCCTACACAAGGAGACATATGCCAATACCTGACGCGCTAGGGGCGGTGGAGTCATGGAGGCACATCTCCGGACCCAGGGTGTGCTTTGCTCGGCAGGTTCCCCCCTGCCTGCCCCGGCCCGGTCGGCGCACCACGAGGACCGCGAGGCCTCAGCGCCGGCCGGCCGGCCCGCCCGTGCTGTAGAGGTGAACCGAATGAACCAACAACAGACGGATGAGCTGAGGGAATGTGTTGAGCGCTTTCTGAATGCGAAGAACGCATTCGAGGAGGCGCAACGTGGCCTGCGGGTTTCCTGGGCGAAGCACCTGGGAACGCACGTGGCCATTCTGCACGGCGATCGGGAACTGAGGGTGGGTTTCTCCCAGATCGAGGTTGCAGACCGCAAGCCACCGGTAGAGGTATGACACCGATGGGTGAGGGCGGCGCTGTCATGGCGCAGGCGGGAGTCTCCCCGTTCGGCCCTGAGCGAAACAGGTGCCGACGCCGCCCGTATGCTTTCTCGGCCGCTCCGCCCATTCGGGACCCCGAGAAGAGAGGTCCCTCAGGGCCCCTCTTCGAGGGGCCGTGCGGTCGGGGGCCTGCCCCTCCCCCCAGGAGCGCCCGCAAGCGACCCTGCGGCAGGCCCCCAATTCTGAGAGATGAGAGGAGAGAGGTGAAATCATGACAGACGAGTTCAGGAACGTAGCGTTGACCGATAACAGGTACTTCAGCAAGGCGGTGACGGCCGAGCTGACGGCGAAACCGAAGCCGAAAGCGAAGGCCAAACCCAAGCCAAAGCGCAAAGGCATCGGCGCATCGGCGCCCGCGCGCAAGAAGCCCGCGAAGAAGATGCCCAAGCCCAAGCCCGAGCGTGCCTGCGTGATATGCACATGCACGGAGGCGATGCCTTGCCTGGATGGCACCAGCCTGCCGTGCAGATGGGTCGGCGCTGAGGAATTGCCGGAGGGCGTTGAAGGCCCGCTGTGTTCGGCCTGCCTGCCGGCGGCCGCTGCGCGCGCGGCGCAGACAAAGAAGCGCGATCGGAAAAAGGCGAAGCCGAGCGGGCAATCCGCGGCGACGTAGCCGCGAGAAATATCGAGGAAGGAGACAGCCGTGGAGGTTATGTTTTCAGCAAAGGTGCACGATGTGAACGCGAAGGTCGTGGACGTGGGCAAGGATGCAGTGCCCACCATCACGGTAGTGCTCGTCAACCGGGGCCCGGAGTGTATCTCCGACGCCCAGGCCTTGCTGAACCTGCTGGGCAAGCGCGTGGTCGTGAGCCTGGTCCAGGAGCAGGGCGACCTGCCGTTCCAGCAAGGCCTGCCCGACCTGTCAACGACCGACGCACACGAAGGCGATCCTGACTGATGGATCGCCGCATTCCGCCATGCTTCTTCTGCAGCCGCGATCTGCGCGGAGTCAAGCGGCGCATCATCGTGGATGACGGCCCGCGCGGGCAGCGGATACGATGGGGCTGCTGCACGAACCCGGAGTGCCTGGAGAAGTTCCGCGAGAGAGGCCCTGCGAGTCAGCCATGATCGAGATCGCGCTCTATTTCGACGGGCTGTGCGACCCGATCAACCCCGGCGGCGTGGCCGCGTACGGCTGGCTCTATCGGCTCCTCGATGCCGAGGGCCTCGAGGGTCGCACTTTGCTCTCCGGCTACGGGATTGGCTGCATCGGCGATGGTGCCACGAACAATGTGGCGGAATGGCAGGCCGTTATCAACGGGCTGGCCGAGTGCAAGGTGGCAGCGTCTCGAGCCGGCCTGCGGATCGGTGAATACAACCTCGTCGTCCGCGGCGACAGCCAAGCGGATGCGCTGTCGCGCAAGGCGTACGAAGTCTGGCGCCGCGCCAATCCCGAGGAAGCCGCGCGGCTGGACGCCGTGGCAGTGCGGAGGCCGAGATGAGCGCGAGGATCGAGGAGCTGGAGATCGTCAACGTGGGCGAGGAGCAGTGGTTCGAGTTCACCTGGACCGGCGATGCCTACGAGTGGCAGGAGGCATTACGCACGATCAAGGTCTGGATCCCGGCCGAGGCGCGGAGTTTCGATGCGGAGACCAAGCGGTGGCGCGTACGGGCGGATTACGCACCCGCCCTAGGCCGGATATTCGGCAACTTCGAGGCTGCGCTCGATGCAGCGCGCAGCCAACTTTCGCTGTTTGGGACCGAGGGAGGATGACGTGACGTGGCAAGGGGTGCTGGGAGCGCCGATGTGGGCGCTGGCGATTGGAATGCTGTTGGGCGGTCTGATGCTGTTCGGCTGGGGTACGCTGCGCGAGCTGCGGGCGGAGGAATTGGAGCAACGGCCAACGGCCTACGCGGTGCGGCGGGCCGCTTTTCGCTGCGAGGTCCGGCGGCTGCGCCTCAGCGCGCAGCGCATGTACTGCGCCTGCGCCGCGCTTCTTTTCGTGTCGGCGGTGCTGGCGCTGGCGGCGAAGGGATTGTTTTGGACCGCCTTGCGCTGACAATCGGTTGGGAGGAGTGTGATCATGGCGAGACGACGGGTAGTGGATTGGCGGAAACTATCGCAGCGATATACGCAGGCCGGTTGGCAGGAGACACTCACCTGGATGGGCGTACTCGCCAGCGTGGATGACTTCGGACTTTGCGAATGGTCGCCTCTTCGTGTCGGATCTGTCTTCATGGAGCGAGAGATCAATGCCAAAAAAATCTCCGTCTCTCAGGTGGCTAACATCATGGAAGCATTCGCGGCTGGAGAATCTCCCCAAATTGTTACCTGGGAGTTCGACCGTAGGCGTTATTTGGCTGTCATCAAGCACCAGGATTACCAAAGAATCCGCCTACCGGGCAATGCTGACTGTCCCTGTCCGCCTACAGACATTTTACAGAAACTGAGCGCCGTGACGAGGGGGTTGATTACAGACAATTCGCAGAAATTCACCACCGTCAGCGGGGCGCAGATTACAGAATCTGAGGGGCCTACTCGCGCGCGCGCCGTGCGCCAAGTAGGTACCTCCCTCCCTCCCCTTCCCTCCGGCGTTGTAGAGGTTGAGGATGAGGATGAGGATGAGGGAAGGCACCCGCGCAAAAAGCCGCCCGACTTACAGAAACTGAGCGCCGTGTGCTCCTGGTGCGCGAACCCCACGCCGATCGCGGACGAGGCGAAGCCAGGCCCGCAGCGGCTGGCGCAGGCCTATCACGACGCTTACCGTCAGGCGCACGGAGAATGCCCGGTCATAGGCAAGGCGGACTTTGCGAACCTGAGCCGGCTGCTGAAGGCGGGTAAGCCCTTCGAGCGGATGCTGGCGGTGATCAAGCACGGAGTGCGTTCCGAGAAGCCGTTCCTGGTGGACGCGGGCCACAAGCTGACCGTCATTCTGAGCGATTTCCAGGGCATAGCGCAGGCTCTGGATCGAGGAGAGGTTCATGGAGCAGATCGGCGACAAGGTGGAGCAACAGCGGGCAGAGTCAGCCCGCAAGAGCCAGGCGATCCGGCTGATTCTGGACGAGTGGTCATCCGACGCGGCGTGGCGCCCTGACTGCGCGCAGTGCAAGGGCCCGCGCGGCGGCATCCTGGTCGAGCGCGAGGGCACGACCCTCAGCGTGCCCTGCCCACGCCGGCAGGACCTCGAAGTCTGCCACCTCGCCAGGGCCGACGAGGCCGACAGGGATCGAAAGCGCCGCGAGTGGCTGGTCGGGGCTGGGGTGCCGCGGCGCTACTGGGGCATGAGCCTGGACGAAGTCGCCGCCCAGGTGCGTGGGGACGTGCGCGGCTATCTCGAGCGCCTGGAGGAACACGTGGCGCACGGCCGGGGGCTGGTCATCACCGGCGACCTGGGCACTGGCAAGTCCGCCATCATGGGGCTGCTCGCAGAGCGCGCGCTGGAGATCGGGCACGTGTCGGTCCAGTGGGCGCACGCCACCGAGGTGATGACTGCACTGTGCGATCGCAAGCCGGACCAGGCGACGCGGCTGTGGCAATGGGAGACCTGCAGCCTGCTGCTGGTGGATGACTTCGCGGCGGCCTACATGCACGCCTTCCCCGTGAGCCAGTTCGAGGCCTTCATGGAGCGCAGACACGGGCACATGCTCGCGAGCTGTGTGACCACGAACCTGCTGGCGCGGGGTTTGGAGCAGGCCCGGGACATCGCGCGCATGGTGGACCGCTGGAGCCAGACCTGCTTCATCGTGGAGATCCGCGGCCCGTCGCGGCGGCAGCCGCTGGAGGGGTTGCCGTGACCGCGATTGTGACCGGCGACGCGCTGGAGGGGATGGAGCGCATGGAGGCACTCTAATGGGAACATTGAGGTACTGCGAGTGCGGTGCTTTGCTCCCGGCGTTATACCAGCGCAAGTGGACGAAGTGCCGGCGGTGCGGCTCTATTGTCTGGAATCGGCGACGGCTTTTTGCAGCGAACACCGCGGTCGATACGCGGAAGACGATGGCAGAAGTCATGCGGATATTCGAGGACTTCTCACCTATTGTCGGCCAGGCTGGATTTGCCCAAGACCCGGATACCGCAACCAAGGGAGTCGAGTTTGTCGTGCGCCTCGCAGGAGAGCAGACGGGCTGGCTCGCGCGGCTCATGGTTTCCTACAAGAACGAGCGGGAGGAACGGCAAGCGTGGCGTTTACTCCGCGATTGGGTAAAGATGACACTCACATCAGTCGCTATGGGCGCACTCAAGCGGGAAGAAGCCTTCGGCGGTTTCGCCGTGCCGCCGGAACTGCAGGGGCAGAGCGTTGGAGCCTCACTCGTGCAGGCGCTGGAACAGAGAGGCACGGGTCCAGCGAAAGTGGGTCTGTTTGGCGCGCAGGTATATGTCGAAATCAGGGCACTTCCGGCCCTTGGGGAGGAGAGACCGGAGTGATGATCAGGATTCTCCCTGAGCAAGTGCGCGCATCGGAGGCGCTGTTCCCATGAACGCGACGGACCAGACGATGGTTGATCTGTTGCTCGGAGCGGAATCGAGAATGCGCCCCGAACGCTGGCCGAATTACCAGCAGTACCGAAAGGCTTATGGGGAATTGATATTCCAGGTATGGCCAGAAATCGGGCGGCGCGGGTTCTGCCGAGTCTGCCAGAAGCCGCTGAAGACGAAGCGGTTCGGCTGCTGCACCCCGTCGGCGGAGGACAAGGCAGACGGCTACGGATACAGTGCCTGTCAACTCGCTTATTCGGGCCGCTTTGGGCTTGGGATGCACTGGCTGAAGCGGCAAGTGATCGCTCGCAACGGCCACTACGCCTGCGAGCGCTGTGGCGAGGTACAGGAGGAGATTGGATTCCCGAACCCGCGGATGCTGGAGATCCACCACCGCGACGGGCGCCAGGGCGAGCGGATGCACAGGCTCGACAACCTGGAGGCGTTGTGCAGGCGATGCCACCGGCAGGCACACCGCAAGGAGCCGATGGAGTCGGAGGCGCTGTTCCCATGAGTGCGATTCTGACCGGCCACGCGGGGCAGGGGGTGGAGGAGAGTGGAGACAACTAATGGGCCATAGGCTCATCCAGGCATATTTCCGCCGGACGGGTGAGCGCCTGGCTCGATATGATGACCTCGGGGTAGGTGACCTACAAGTTACGGTTTCCTGGATTGCTTTCGAGTCGGGGCGGGGAACACTGCGAGCGAGCGTGGCGGAGGGGTATGCCTGGCCGCCTGCGGCACCACGAGTTGCATTGCAGGGCGATGATGACCAAGCGGGATTCACGTATAGAATCATGGCGGAGATTCCCTGGCTGGCTGAAGCGGTTGTGGCCCTGGCAATAGAATTGGTCGGGCCGGATGTCGAGAAAATGGCCCGTCGGATGCTCGCCCACGCACGGGAGGCGATGCAGGCGGAATGATGCAGCCCAGTCTATTTGGACAGCCGCAGGAGAGGTGGAAACAATGAGGAAAGCAGCCGAGATCTGGCCGGTGGCAAGTTTCCTTCGAGAAGAGCTGAGGGCGCGTCGTTGGTCGTGGGCAGACCTGGCCCTCAGAATGCGCTGTAGGCAAGGTACTCTCGCGCGCATACGGGTAGGCAAGCCGCTCACCCATTATGGAGCCGCTGGCCTGGCTCGTGCCTTCGGCACCAGCGTCCAGTTCTGGTTGCGCCTAGAGGCGGCATTCCAGGCCAGCCTGAAGCGGGAACTAGACGAGGCGGGACACCCGCAGGAGAGGCCGGAGGTGAAACCGTGAAAGCCAGAAGCACGATTCGACGTGAGTTGCGTGATGCCGAGAAGATCGAGCGCGACACCGCTTACGAAGATGCCCCATTCGACATGACTGCGCTCGATGGTGTGCGGCAGGCATTGGCTTGGGTGCTCGGCGAGCCGGTGAGCAGGCCAACTGTAGCGTTCAGGCCGAAGCCGCAGGAGAGGCCATGAGCGAGTTCATTCGTGAGCGGGATATGAAGGCCGTAGTAACCGAGTGGATGCATCAGGAAGGCTTGCTCGTGAAGGCGGAAATCTTATTGGGGTATGGCTTCTGCGACCTCGTGGGTGTATCGTTCGACCCTGAAATGGCAGCCCGCCGCCTCAAACGCCGGAAGGATTTCCACCCTTTGCACACGCGAATAATCGCGGTGGAACTCAAACTCACCCGGCTTGCCGAAGTGATACGCCAAGCGCGCATCAATCTCCATGCCGTCGAGGAGTCCTATGTGGCCGTCCCCATGAAACGCGCAGTACGGGTTGCTAAAGCCTGGGACAACATCATAGGCTTACTCGGCGTAACTCCTGATGCCTGCTCGGTGTTGGTTCCTCCGAGGCCTAACGACTTATGTAATGAGCAGCGTATTGAGCACCAAGTCGAAAAGTTCTGGCGGGGCCGGGTGGCTCTGTGGGCAGCCCAGCCGCAGGGGAGGCTGGAGCGATGAACCATCCGCGAGGGGCTGTGGTGCCGAGATGCTTTGTGTGCAACGAGCCGCTGACTCTGATAATAGAGCCAGCGGACTGCATAGCGATTTCGGTGCTATTGCCGAGAGGGAAATACATGGCCGTCTGGATCCACTGGGAATGGCTGCGGGTCGGCGGCGAAAAACTTCACGGGGCGCTGCTGGGGCAATACGGCAGGTGCCTCAACGACATGGCTGCCGCGCGGATCGAGCGCGGCCTGCCTGCCGATCCGAGGATGAACTGATGAGAAATCTTAATCTGTTCATCCCCGGTGAGCCGCAGGGGAAGGCGCACCTGGTCCCGATGATGGTTCGGGGCCACGCCCGGGCGATTGCAAAGCAGAGGCCACCGCAGAAAGCCTGGACAACCCTGCTGGTGGATTGTTTCAGCGCGGCCGTCGAGAGGCAGGATTGGGAACTTTGCGAGCGTGGGGGAATCGGGTTGGCCCTCGTGTTCGTGTTGCCGCGCCCGAAGCGGTTCTGCTGGAAAGGCCATCATGCGGAGCCGCGCCATACCTGCAAGCCGGATGCCGAGAATTTGCTCAACGTGGTGCAGAATGCAGGCAACGGGATTCTGTGGCGCGATGATGCGCAAGTCTGCAACATCACGGAGCTGAGGAAGCGGTACGCGCATATTGGCGAGCGCTGCGGGCTGGAATTGACGGTGACGGCGCTGGGGGAATGGGAAGGCGTCCAATGAATCTAGACGATAGAGAGGAGCGAAATGCACCGACCAACCGAGAGGCAGATGGAGGCGCTCGACCGGATCGAGCGGATGACGGAACCCAGGGGGCCGACGATCCGTGAGTTGGGCGAGAAGCTTGGGCTGCGCTCAAGCTGTTCGACGTACCGGCACGTGGATGCACTGCGCCGCAAGGGCTTGTTGCGGCCAACGGCGCTACGGCGTCTGGGCACTCGCGGACAAGCACGGGGGCTGCTGCTGACTGAGGAGGGGCGCGAGGCATTGATACGCTGGCGGGAGAGGCATAGTGGCCTCGTGAGCGAGAACTGCCGGTGCGGCTTGATACCGCAGCACTTCTTCGAGGAGGGCGCAGGAAATGCGGGACGCTAACGATGCAGTCCCCAAAAAACGAAAAGGAGATATTCGCATGGTCGGAAAGGTTCTCACTGTTCTGGTTGTAACCCTGGTTCTGGCCTTGACGATTATGGCGCTGGGCGCGCAGTTTGTACGGCCGCAAAGGAGTGGAGGCCCTGGTCTGTTGCAGCGGCCGCAGGCGCCGCTCGTGTATCCGCAGTATTGGCCTGGACGATAGGACGGATGAACGAGGAACGATAATGCTCTTTGACCTGAGATGTAAGTATTGCGGACGCAACGCTGAGGAAGCGGGTGTATTGCGTAGTCTCTGCCCACGCGGGGGGAAGCCCACCATTGAATGTGTGGATGTATTTACTTGCAGGGCTTTGCTGTGGGAGCGTTATTCCCATGCTCAAAGCCGATGCCTTTGCCCAGAGGAGATATGGGAATACTGATGCTACAGTGCCACTGGGGGGAATAAAGCATGAGATCAACGGAGAGGGCGTTGGCTGAAGGGACTTATGAAGACGATGTGCAGCACCTGCGGGATTGGCTGAAGACGCTGATTCGCAGGACCACGGCCTTGCGGTACATTTCGACGGGTGTGGGCGATTCTCTCAGCGGGACGAGTTCGGGTTCCGCCCCGCCGTCTCGCAGGCAAATACCGCCCGGCCTGATGCAGATTATTGACGCGGATCGGGCCTTGCGGGATGACCTGCGGACGCTGCTACGCCTGCTCGACGTTGGCGTGGAGCGAAAGAGCCTGCGTGCGGAGTTTGTCAAGAGGGTGCGGCATGGGCGAGAAAGGCAGAAAAATCCTGGCCTGGGAGCTTGACAGGGGGCGCATTTTCTGGTAAGCCTAAGTCGAGGATGTAGAACTGCGGCTGAGAGCCGCCGAGAGATCGGCGGCTTTTTACATTGTGCAGCAGTATGCAATGCAGCAATTATAGCCCGGCACCGACCATGAAAATTGAGTTGAGGCAAGTCTCCAGCCTGCGGCCGCATCCCCAGAATTACCGCAGGCATCCTGAGTCGCAGCTGGCGGTGCTTCGGGATTCGCTGCGCATCCACGGCATACAGAAGCCCGTAGTGATTCAGGCCGATGGCACCGTCCTGGCGGGCCATGCTCTTGTTGAGGCGGCCAAGATGGAGGGCATGACAGAGATTCCCTGCCATGTCTATGACGGCCCTTACCCTGAAGCCTTCCTGGTTATCGACAATCGGAGCAACGCCCTGGCGGAGGATGACACGGTGGCGCTTGTTGCGCTGCTGAAGGAGCAGGATGCGACCGGGCAGTTGCTAGCCACGGGCTACAGAGACGAGGACCTGTCCATTCTAGCAGCAGAGATTCGGCCCAAGGGCGACGGCTTCGACGTGGCGGCCGCGATGGCCGATCCGAACGCCGCGGGCATCGTGACGCGTACGCAGCGCGGGGGGCTGTGGCAGTTAGGACGGCACCGCTTGCTCTGTGGAGATGCCACCGATCCGGCCTCCTGGGAGGGGCTGATGGCGGGGAAGCTGGCCCAGGCGGTGGTCACCGACCCGCCCTACGGGATCAACTACGTTGGAGGCCGGGCGGCCCAGGAGGAGCGGATCCCCAGGGCCAGGCGGGGCGTAGATGCTCCGTCCGATGCTTACTGGGATGACCTCACGCCAGAGCAGTACTGCGACCTCCTGGTCAAGAGCCTGACCCTCGCCCACGCTTTCAGCGACGAGAAAGCCCCGCTCTACCTGTGGTTTGCCAGCACGAACCTGCGCCACGTTCTCGGCTGCCTGGCGGAGACGGGCTGGCAGGAGCGCAACCTGCTGGTATGGGTGAAGAACAACGGGGCCGGCGCGCTGTTCGCCCAGTACAAGCACTGGTACGAGCCTCTCATGTACGCGTTCAAGCGCGGCCAGGCTCCGCGCTGGCACGGCCCATCGAATGAGCGGACGGTATGGGAGCATGATAAGCCAATCGCCAACGACCTCCACCCTACCATGAAACCGGTGGTGCTGATCGAACGGGCGATCTCCAACGCCACCGAACCAGGGCAGTTGGTCCTGGACGCTTTCCTTGGTTCCGGGACCGCGATTGTCGCGGCCGAACGGACAGGGCGCATTTGCTACGGCATGGATCTGGAGCCCCGCTACTGCGACGTGGCGATAGCCCGCTGGGAGGCCGAAACGGGCGGGCAGGCGGTGTTGGCTGAGGAAGCAGGCGGAGGGTAGGAGCGCGCATGGCTGGACTAGGAAAGATAGATCCGAACAGCGCGCTGGCCGACACAATCGCGCACCGCCGCCTGCAGGTGGCGCGGTTGAGGCTGAGGGGCATGAGCACCCGCGAGATCACGAAGGCGATGGCGGAAGCGAACTTCGTGAACCCCGAAACGCAACAGCCCTGGGACCTGGCAACCATCACGCGCGATTGTCAGGCGAACCGCAGGGCATGGGCGCGCGAACATAGGGAGACGGTGGAAAGGCACCAAGCGCGGCACTTGGCCGAAATCGCCGAGGTCAAGCGCGAGGCCTGGAAGACGCCTGCCGACAAACTCGACACTATACTTCGGGCACTCAAGCGGGAGGCCGAACTGCTGGGGCTGGATGCGCCGCAGAAGACGGCGACCGAGATTACCGGAGCCGATGGTGGACCCGTTGAGTTCGCGTGGAAGCCGACGGCGGAACAGGAAAAGGCTGCTGATGCATACGTTGAGGCAATCGCAAGAGCGGCCGTTGAAGCAATCGCAAGAGCGGCCAGCGTGGATGACCAGGCTGCTCCTGGAGAGGTCAGCCCGAACTAGCCTGGCCGGGTTCACGCTTTGCACCTTTCCGAACTATATCCGAGAGCCAGCGCACGACCTGATATGCGACCATCTCGACCGAGTCATGGCAGGCGAAATCAAGCGGCTGATGATCTTCGCGCCGCCTCAGCACGGGAAGAGCGAATTGGTCAGTGTGCGGTTCCCGGCGTACTGGTTGGGCCGCAGGCCGGACGACCCGATCATCCTGACCAGTTACGCGGCTGCGCTTGCGACACGGAAAAGCCAGGAGGCGCGGCAAGTCGTTGAAAGCCCGGTCTTTCGCCATCTGTTCGGCTGGGAGACTCAACACACGAGCCGGGCACGCGAGTATTGGCGCCTGCAACCGCCGCACAGAGGCCGCATGATTGCAGCGGGCGTGGAGGGCGGGATCACGGGCGAAGGTGCGCTACTCGGCATTATTGACGACCCACATGAGGGATGGCTGCAAGCGCAAAGCGATGCCGCGCGGCATACAGTCTGGGCATGGTACACCGGCACGTTCCGGCCACGCATCTGGGAGGGCGGGGCCATCGTAATCATCATGACGCGATGGCACCAAGGCGACCTGTGCGGGCAGTTGCTTGCCGATGGGCAACGGGAATGGACCGTGTTGCGATTGCCGGCGGTGGGTGAAGATCAGTTCGAGCGCAACAAGCGGAACGCGACGGTCGGCCTGGCGGCGGGCTTGCCGGACCCCCTGGGCCGCAAACCCGGCGAGGCATTGTGCCCGCGCCGTTATAGCGTTGAGGCGCTCGCGGACCTGCGGCGGGGTGTTGGGAGTATGCCTTGGGAAGCGGAATACATGGCCTCGCCTGTTTCGCCGCAGGGCACCATCATCAAAACGGAGTGGTGGAAGTATTACGACGAGCCGCCTCAGCGATTCGACGAATGCCTGCAATCCTGGGACATGGCATTCAAGGAGACGGCGGATTCGTCTTACGTGGTCGGCCAGGTGTGGGGCAGACTAGGGGCGGACAAATACTTGCTCGACCAGTACCGTGCGCAGACAGACTTCCCGGGCACGTTGTTGGCGTTCAGGCAGTTGACGTTCAAGCACAAGAAGGCGGCGGCAAAGTTGGTTGAGGATGCGGCGAATGGGCCAGCCGTTATTCAGTCGTTGCAACGAGAGATTCCCGGCATCATCGCGGTTCGCCCGGAGGGGGGCAAGGTCGCCCGGGCGGTGGCCGCATGTGCGCAGATAGAATCGGGCAACGTATTCATTCCGCGACGCGCATTCTGGACGGATGCGTTCGTGGCCGAGTGCGCGGATTTCCCAACCGGGGTACATGATGACCAGGTGGACGCGATGAGCCAGGCGCTCGTGCGTTTCGGCGCGCACCCGCCTGTCGAGGCAGGGGTTTTGAGTCTGAGGTAACCATGCCGGTCTTTCAGCGCATTGACGATCCGATGGAGAAATTCTGGGAATTGTACCGGGACCGGACTTCGGATCATGACCGCACCAGTCGATACAGCCAGAACAGGCGCTATTACCGGGGCTTGCAATATCAAGAGGGGCAGGCGAAGGCTGGGCTATTCCAGCGGATCCGGCCGCTTTTCGGATACGTCGCGCAGATCGTTGACACCGACATGGACCTGGTGATGGGGGAGAATCTGGAGCCATTGTATCCCGATCAGGAAGAGGCGAGCGCAACGATTCAGCAGATATGGGCCGACAGCGAGTTCGGCATTCATAAGTCGCTGCTGGTTCTCTATGGCGCACTCACAGGCGATGGTTATGTCAAAGTCGTGGACAACCGGCAGTGGGCCTACAACCCGAGGCCGGACCCGAAGAAGCCGGTGTTGCTCAATGTGCTAAAGCCCGAAATAGTCTTCCCCCGCTACAACGAGAGCAATCGGGAAGAGATGGAATGCTGCCTGATCGAATACAGTGTGGGGGAGGGGAATCAGATTTACGGGGAACTGTGGACGAAGAACGCCGTTGCCGTGCAGGTTCCGGAGGACTGGCCGGAACCATCGGCGACGTGGGCGCATGAGTATGGTGAGATCCCGATAGTTCACATTCGGAACCTCGACCTCGGCGAGGATTTCGGCTTCTCCTCTTTTCACAACGCGCACGAATGCCTTGATGCCCTCAACGAATTGGGTTCCTTCTTACTAGAGACCGCGCGCACCTACGGCGATCCGGTATATGTGGCGCGTGGGGTGCAGAAAGGCACGCTCGAAAAAGGGATGGTGACCGAGACAGGACGGGCGGCAAGCACGGTTTGGTATGTGCCGACGCCGGAGGGTGTAATCGAGATGGTTGAGTTTTCCGGCAACGTGATCGGCGGGTTGAACGAAACGCTTGATCGGATAGACGCGGGCTTCATGCGCACGTATCCCGAACTATTTTTGCAGATGCTGAGGGCGGGTGCGGACTTGAGTGGCTATGGATTGCGCCTGCGGCTGATGCCGTTGGAGCGGAAAATCAACCGCATGAGGAGCAATTATTTTGCCGGGCTGAAAACGGCACTCGGCCTGGCCATGAAGTTGCTCGGGCAGGAGCAGGCAGACCAATGCGATTTTGTAGCCGACCCGATTCTGCCGGTGGACGAGGCGGAGGCGCTGGCGACGCAGCGAGCCGAGCAACAAATGGGAATCAAGAGCAGGCAAAGCATCGCGGAGGAACGCGGGATAGACTGGGTGGAGGAAGTCAAGCGCATTGAGGAAGAACGTGTTGCGAGTGTTGAGAATACGCGGCAGATGATGGAAGCGCAGGGCGGGCCCCGGCAGGGATTCGGGGGCCAGGATAATGCCAGTCCATAGAGCGAAGGGCGGATGGCGATCGGGACGGCAGAAAATCTATCGAGGCAGGGGCGCTCGCGCGAGGGCTGCGAAACAAGGGCGGGCAATCGGATGGGCAAAGCACCGCAGGAAGGCGCGCCGCTGAGACGGCGACTAATACTCCGACGGGAGGTAAAAACGGATGGCTGACGACAAGACCACGCTCACACAGGCGGACGTGGACAGGATCGTAAGCGAGCGCCTGGCACGCGAACAGCGGAATCACGAGGAGGCACTGGCAACTGCCTTGACAAACGCCAAGATGGAGAACGACAAGCGACTGCGCGAACTCCTCGGCGACGAGTCGCTTGACGATGCTGCAGCCGCTCTGAAGAAGTTGCGGACTGAGCAACAGACTGCAGAGCAGCGGGCACAGCAGGAGGCCGAAGCCGCGCGGAAGCGCGCGGAAGAGGCAGAGGCCGCGGTGAAGGCGGCTGAGGCCAAGGCGAAAGATGCGGAGACGAAACAGGCTCGCGCTGAGGCGATTGCGAAGCATCAACTGCCGGCGGAATTGCAGAAACTGGTGCCAGCAATCCTGCCTGAAGGGTTCGATTCCTTCGACGCTTTCGTCGAAAAGGAAATGAAACCGCTCGCTGACAAACTTGCCAACACCGCAAAAGGCACCATCACCGACCCCGGACATACTGAGGATGCCGAGAAAAAGCGATTGGCCGAGTTGCACGAGCGAGGGAAGACGGACCCGGAGGCGCAACGGGAGTACATAAAACTGCGCGAAGCCCTGATCCGCAAACGGCGAGAGGGCAAGTAGCCGGCTCGGGGTACATTCGGAGAAAAGGAAATGGCTTTCAACGGAAGGGCTGTTTACAGCGATTGGGACAGCCATGCGGAAGACCTGTCAGACATAGTGGCTATGCTGGCAGTCAAGGACACGCCACTGCTGGACATTCTGGGCACTAGTGAGCGTCCAGCGACCAGCGTGAAGCACGAGTGGATCGAGGACACGCTGCGGCCGCACACGTCAACGATGTCATCGAACGTGGCCTCTACGGCCACAGGCACAGGCATCGAGCCAGCGAAAACGACAACTATGTTCCGGGTCGGCGATCTCGTGCGTCTCGGCAGTGGCGTCTATAACGAAGTCTGTCTGGTGACTTCGGTAGATGCCACGACGCTGTACGTCACCAGAGCGCAGGGCGGCACTACCGCAACATCGTTCGCGGCAGGCGCCGTCATCGAGGTGATCGGGAACGCGGCGCTGAGCGGCGCTGATGTCGATGAGGACTGGAGCCAGGACCGGGCCCGCTGCTCCAACTATGCCCAGATTTTCGAGATCGGCATAAAGATCAGCGGGACGGAGCAGGCCGTTGGCGGCTTCGCGGTAGGCGGCGACGAATTTGCCTATCAGAAGGCGAACCGCCTGGGAGAGGAAATGCGCGAACTGGAAAAGTCCATCCTCATGGGCCGGTCGCTGACGAACACCATCGGCACCGCCACGGCACGGCGTTTCATGGCCGGCATCGCGGCCAGCATCAGCACGAACGTGTTCTCGCACGCGACGTTCACCGAATCGGCGATGAATTCTACGCTCCAGTTGGCCTACGACCAAGGCAGCAGCAACATCAACCTGCTAGTCGTGCGGCCGCTCGTGAAGCGGCTGATGTCCACCTGGAATGCCAACCGCTTGCAGATCATCCAGACTGATTCGCCGACTGCGCGGGAGAACTGGTTCAAGTCCCTGGTGAGCGTGTACGAGGGCGACTTCGGCGTTCAGCAGGTGCTGATGAACCGATACCTGACGAATGAAGGGATCAGCCTGCTCGGGTTGGATACAACCCGAGTAAAGGTCGTTCCCGTCATCGGCAGGTCGTTCCAATACGATGACCTGGCGAAGGCAGGCGACAGCGAGAAGGGCATGATCGTGGGAGAATACACGGTCGAGTTCCGCAACCCGCTGGCGCACGCCAAGTTCATGGGCGCGTAACCCACGAACAGGACAACAGGGATTGGACAATAGGCGGGGGGGCTGTTTGCCTCCTTGCAGCGCCCCGCCCCCGGTGGGCCCGATGGCAAATACGGGCAGGCGAGAGCAAGAGACACGGAATACCCCTCTCGGGACGGCGAAGAGTCCCGGGCCGTGGACGCCGGGAGATCGCCTGCCCGGCAATCTCCCGGAGGATGAACGATGAGAATAAATGGCAGGGTTGTGAAATGCAAGATACGGACAGAGGTGGCAACCGTTGGGATTTCAGGACAGGAGATGACAATTCGTCTGCGGCTCCAGGAGCCTATAAATCCCTATGATGCAAACCTTCTACAAGAAGATCGCGGCTATCCGGTTACATTGACCTGTGTGCCCCGGTGTGCGCATCCCAAATGGCGGATTACGGAATGCGGCACATGGACGCCCACGGGTGAATGCCCGGAATGCGGGGCAGTCGGGCCACTGATGTTCTGGCCCGTTACACATATTCCAATTCCAAGGAATCAGCAAACCCGGTGCGAAAGCGGACTCTAGGCAAGGGGATAGCATGAAACTCGGCATAACATTCTTCACGCGGGGCCTGCCTTTCGATGGGCAGACCATTCACGAAAAGGCGCTGGGCGGCGCGGAATCGGCGCTCTACTTCATGGCGCGCGAGCTCGCCGGCCTGGGCAATGACGTGCAGGTGTTCTGCGAATGCCCGCGGCCCGGCGAATACGATGGCGTGGTCTATCGCAGCGTTGATCAGTACCCCATTTACACACATGTCGGCGACACGGATGTGCTCGTCGTTTCGCGCTTCGCCACGGCGGTCGTGCCGATGCTGCGAGCGGGCGGGCACGCGCTCTGGTGCCACGATATAGCGACGCGGGAAAGCGCCGAGTACCTGCGCGGTTCGAGTTGGAAAACGGACTGGTGGTTCGTGTTGAGCGAGTTCCACCGCAAGCAGTATTCCGATATGCTCGGCCTTCCACCCTCGGCGTTCATGGTCACGCGAAATGGGTATGACCCTGACCTGGTAGGTGATGGCGGGAGATTAGAACGCGACAAGCGTGATCACAAAGTGATGTATATCAGCCGGCCGGAGCGCGGACTACTAGTGCTGCTGGACATGTGGCCGCAGATACGCAAGGCCGTGCCGGACCTGGAATTGGTCCTATGCAGTTACGAGCACCCGGCGGCTGACCAACAGATGGCACCGCTGCTGGCGGAGATAGACCGCCGCGTGAAGGCGCTTGAGGGGATCCGGTTTGCGGGTGCATTGACGAAGATTGAACTCTACCGCGAACTGCTACAGAGCAAAGCGCTCGTATATCCCTCGACGTTCCCGGAAATCTCCTGCATCGCGGCGATAGAGGCGATGGCGTGCGGTACGCCGGTGGTGGCGAGCGCGTACTGCGCGCTGAAGGAAACGGTGGGAATGGAGCCGGACCTGCGGGGAGCGCCAGGGGGCATTCTGATTCCGGGCATACCGGGTTCGCCGGAATATATTGCAGCCTACATTGAGGGCCTGCAGCGACTCCTTGGTTCGGACACCAGCGCCTGGATGGGCCTTTCCGAGCAGGGGCGGGCGCGAGCGTACAATCATTACACCTGGCGCGGGATCGCCGAGGAATGGCAGCAACTCTTCGAGGCCGGGCTGACGGAGAAGAGCGCTGCGAAGACCTGGCACATGATCTATACCGAGGATAAATTGGCACTCCCGCCGGGCTCAACGGAAATCGAGGGTGTGCTGCCGGTTGCGCAACGTGTCAAAAGTGAGCAGAAGAAACTGGTCGAATCGCGGCGCGGTTATGCGGACGCATATGAACGCCTGGCGCGCGCGGTGCTGCCAAACAATGAAAGCCACAAGTGCCCGCGCTACGATTTGGCGGCTGCAAAGATGGCGGAGCGGCTGCCGAAAGAAGCGCTGATTCTGGACGCGGGCTGCTGGGACGGCCGGCAGGCGATAGCGCTCAGCAACGCGCATCCCGGTTGGCAAATTGACGGCGTGGATATTTCGACGACAGCGGTGAAGTCCGCAAAGAAGCGCGCCGTGAAACATGCCAAACATCCTGAGAACCTGCGCTTCTATGTGGTTGAGAACCTTCGCGGACTCAGCGGTTACGATGCCATCTGGGCGGGTGAATTGTTCGAGCATGTGCCGGAACTGGAGGCCTATCTGGAAGAATTGCACAGGGCGTTGAAGCCCGGCGGCTGGGTTTTTGCGACCGTGCCGCACGGACCCTGGGAGTTCACCTCTTGGGGCGACAACGAGAAAAAGCGATTGCCGAACGTGCATCTCAGGTCCTTCGGTGAGCGCGACATATACGACGTTTTCGGGACGCAGGATAACCTGGAGTTCCACTACCAGGAGGCGGGATTCAATTCGCGCGGCGACATGGTAGGGAATTGGGTTCTGTTCTACCAGCCAAATGGGAAGCCGGTCGGGAAATACAACGCCGCCCGCAAGGCGCTGCGGATTCCCCGGCAGACGCTTTCGGTGTGCATCATCTGCGGAGGGAATGAAGCCGCCGGCAGTTTGCACCGCTGCCTGCGAAGCATCCGGTCCGTGGCGGACCAGTTGGTCATCGGGTTCACCGACGACAACCCGGAGACGCGCAGGATCGCCGAGCAGTACCGACTAAAGGACGACTGTTATTTCGACTTGCCCTGGCTGGAGGCGGACGGTTTGCCGGACTTCGCGGCCGCTCGCAATCAGACCGTGGATCGGGCCGTGTGCGATTGGATTCTGTGGATAGACACGGACGAATACGTGCCGGACGGGGAGGTCGGGAACGTCGGGAAGTATCTGCGGGCGAACTGCTGGCAGGGTTACATGATCTACCAGCGGCATCACGCGATAGACATTCAGATGGAGCCGGACCTGCCGGTGCGGCTGTTTCGGAACCATTGCGGGATTCGGTTCTTCGGGGCGGTGCACGAGCACCCCGAAACGAAAATCAATGAGGGCATTCAGCCGGTGATCCTGCTCAGCGACGTAAACATAATCCACGACGGCTACGTGAACGAGCAGAAGCGGCAGCAGCGTTTCCTGCGGAACCTGCCGGTGCTGCGAAAAGATCGGCAGAAATACCCGGATCGGCAGATCGGGATACTGTTCTGGGAGCGCGACCTGGCGCAGGCGGCGCGCTATCGCGCGGCGGTGCATGGACAACTGAATGCGGAAGCGGCGGCCGAGTGCGCCGAAGCCTGCAAGATTCACGAGGAGCATTTTGCGAATGACGGCGGCCCACTGCGCGATCATTCCGAACGCTGGTATGAATTGGCTTGCGCGCTTCAGCAGCAGGGCATTACGGTGGAGGTGAATGCACGCATAGACCGCGGGCTGTATCCCGGGGCGGCGAGGACGATTCGCCGCACGATGCGAAGCGCGGAGCAGGCGCAGAAGATTTTCGCAGAGATCGGGCGGTCATTGTTCCAGCAGGGGACATACGTGCAGACGTTTGCCTATGAGCAGGCGACGCCGGTGGCGACGGTGACGGAGGCGGTCAATGGGTGAGTATAGCTACGCTTGGGAAGCGCGCTATCTGTGCGCGAAACTGGATTCGACGGTGATCTCGGACGCGAGCGCGAACACAATTTCCCTGGCGGCCTGCCGGAACCTGGCGGACAACGCGATAGACGAGGCCGCGCGTGCTGGCAACTATGACGTGCCCTTCGGCGTGACGAGCACCAGCAGCGGATCGCAGGCGGAGAATACTTGGGTCCGCGATCTCAGCAAAATCGGCACTGTCGCGTATGCGCTGCGCGGAACCGCTTTCCCTATGGCCGAAGCGGCGGAACCGGACACGGCATTCCTGGAGGACTTCGATGCGCGGTTGGCGCTGCTGCGCGACGGGGTGGCGGACCTGGGCACGGTGACACGGTGCGAAACCGTCACGATGCCGGACAATGAGTCCACGTGGTATCACCTGGGGAAAGGGGCGCTGAAACTTGCCAGCGTTCGCGTGCTAGTCGGGACGACGGTTTACCTGGAGGATCGGCGGAATTACGAGGAAGACTACTACCCCGCCGAAACGCACCACTTTGAAGTGGACCACGTTCGCGGGCTCATACGCGCGCTCGACGCAGGCGCGCTGCAAAGTGCCACGGTGGTCGTCTCTTACGAATACTACCTGAAGCAACCTGCACCGGCTATCGAGGCGATGGCGGCAGGCCGGGCAATTGAAACGGGCTTGTTGATACGGCGGGACGTGGGGCGGACGGTGCGCGAATACGAGCGGGAGGGCGAGGGCTAATGCCCAGTTACACCAGCGTTCGCTACCTGCCGATACGGGCGAAAATCGTGGCCTTGCTGCAGGCCAACGCGAACCTGTACGCCGACATTCGGAAGTGGGTGACGACGGAGAGCGACCTGGAGGGGCTGGCGGTTACGCAACTGCCGGCCGTGAGCGTGGAGTACGACCCGACCGTGGGCAGTGAACTGCCGTTGCACACGGGGCCATTCTACGAGCACATTTACAATGTGCGGGTGATTGTCGTGACGTTCAACCGGACGGCGGCGACGGCGCTGGACGACGCTTACACGCTGATGGAGAATGTCGAGAACGTACTGCGCGCGGAGGTGCAACCGGAAATTGCGACGGGAGATAATGTGCACCTCATGGGTATCATGAGCGGGCAGCGGGAAGCCGTCCGCGTGGAGACGGGCTGGTATGTCCGGGTCTCGGTAGGGGTAACTGTCCGGCACAAGGTTCAGGGGTAAACAGGAGATGAGGAATGGCTAATTATGTAGGGCAGTTGGCCTCTATTGGGACTGCGGTGGAATCAGTCTGGGGGACGGCCGTGGCCCCCGTGCTGTTCGTGGCGGAGGCGAATGATTTCGATATGAACCCGCGGATCGGCATGGAACACCCGGACCAGATTGCCGGAATGCTGGCACAACGCCGCCGGCGCATCGGCATATCCACGATCAACGGCGGCGGAAGCTTTGACGTGTCGGCGGGCGGGATACTGGCGCACCTGCTGTGGAGCGTGTTCGGCTCAAAGGGCATGACGCAGGTGATCACCGGCTCCGTTTACAAGCACACGTTCTCGTTCGATGAGGATGCGGTGGCATCGGTGACGCCACCCAGCCTTACGGTCGAGGTGAATCGCGGCGCCTACAATTACCGGTATCGCGGGTGTTGCGTGGACCGGCTTGCGCTGAGCATGGCGCAGGGCGAGGCGAATGTGCTAACTGCCCGGGCCGACCTGGTCGGCAAGGACGACGTCGCCACGACTGCGTCGAGCGCTTCGTATAACATCGACGATGCACTCGGCTACGGCGGCTGGCATTGCACACTGGACACGGCCACCACAACGGTCACAGACATGGACGTGGAATTCTCGCGCAACATCCAGCCGCTGCTTTCGAGCGCATCATCGGGAACGCCCTCCGCGTTGACTAGCGACAGGCTAGCCATCCAAGGTAGTTACCGCAGGCTGGTGGCGGACAGCCTGCACCTGGGGGCTTACAAGGCCCAAGCCACGAAGGCGCTGGCGTTTACGTTCAGGGGCACGGCAGTGTTCAGCAACGAAGCCTATTACGTGAAACTGAACTTTCCGCTCGTGGATTTGACGGAATATGCCTTGCCGGTTGCGCCCGGGCTGTTGTATGAGCGGGTGAGCTGGCGCGCACGTTACGACACGTCGAGCGGGTTGGCATGGGTGGACGTTCAGAATGCCACGAGCGGATACTAGGAGAAAAACATGCCTACAATTCCCAGCGGTTATCCCATAGCCACAATCGTGACGGAAGTGCAGAGTCTGTGTGCCCTCGATGTCGGGACGACCTGGCTGCATGGGCCATTGACGCGGGTGGCCAGCGGCATCACAGCGACGGCGAGTTACAACCTGAACACGCTCGGCTATCCGGCGCTGCAAGTCTATCACAAAGTTGACGCGGCGAGCGGCACAGGCGCGTTGATTACGCTCGAACTCTGCACGAGTTCGGGAGGCGCAGGCTTTCCGTATCCGGGCGGCGGCGTGAATGTGCAGAGCGCAGCGGCCGAGGCTTCGCGCGTGGGGATCTACTACAACCCGGGTGCGGATGCGCGTCTGTCGGTGACGGTGACGAACGGGATTCACAGCGTCTGGGTGCGGCCTTGCAGAGTCGCGTAGATATGCTCAGACTGAAACAGAGGAGGTGGGGTAATGGGCGAAAGGCTTGATCTAAGCGAACTCGGGAAGGCTGGAGCGAAACTGCGGATTGAGATGGGCGGGAACTGGGAAGAGGTTTTCATCAAGCCGGTGCCCGACCGCATGGGCCTGTTCGAGATCGCTGCGCAGGCGCAAACCGAAACGGTCGGCAATTTGCAGCAGAACACCCCGTTTATGAGCGGGTTGCGAGGCATTCTGGAGATCACATGTCGGCAGGATCCGGAGGGCACGGCGCGGCAGGCGATGGATCGCGCGTCGCAGCGAGTGGTGCGGGACGGCAAGATCGTGAACCGCATAGACTGGGAGGCGAGCCAGAAGTTCCCGCCGGTTGTACGCGAGGGAATGCCGCTGCCCGAGAACCCGGAACAGCGTGCGGACGTAGAGCGCCGCAACGATGAGCAGGCCGCGAAGCGCGATGCCTGGATTGCGACAGAGCAGGATAAGGAATATCGCCGGCTCGTGCGCCTATCGCCCGAGGAACGGGCGGCGATGCTGGCAGACGACCGGATTCAAGCCGCGGCGCTGACTGCCTTCTTCCGCAGCTTGGAGGAGCAGACGCTTCTGGCCTGCACGTTTCGCGCGAACGACGAGGGCGAAGCCGGTGCCGCTTATTTCTCCAACGCGGCAGAAATCGGCAGGCTGCCTGCGTCGGTGCGCGAGCAGATATTGACGAAGCACGAGGAGTTAGCGGGGCCTGAAGAACTCCCTTTCGCCTCGCCCGCGACAGCCACTTCCGACTCTGCGATCTGATCTGCAAGCGGTATCCCGGAGCCTTCCGAGGCCCGCTCGACCCAGCGCTGATCGCGCTGCCGGCCTACCTGAAAGAGGCGATTCTGGTGATGCAGATTGAGGAGCGAATGGCGGAGGCGGGTGTGCCGGAGCCGGTGCGCAGCAACCCGCCGAAAGACGCACAATCCGACGCTTACAAGTTCGCGGCCTGGGCGCAGGCGGCCATAGAAATGCAGATGCGCCGCAGCGAGTTCCCGAAGTGAGAATGCAGTTCGAGTTGAAGGGCTTGCCGCAGTTGGAGGCGCGGCTGAAACGGTTGGCGCAGGGCGTTGCGGATTGGTCTCCCTGCTACCCCGAAATGATAGCCTACGTCCAGGGCACGACGGCCCAGCGATTCCAGGCGGGCCCCGGCTGGTGGCCGCGGCTGTCGGCGAAGTACGGGCGGCGAATAGAGCGGCACCACGCGCGCCAGGGGAGCAGAGGCCAGAAGTATCTCGGACAAGTTCAGCAGAAATACCCGGGCACAAAGTTGCCGGCGACGTTGATTCGCTCGGGGCGGCTGTTCACATCGCTGACGACGGGCACCACGGGCAGCGTGGTCCGGCGGACGCCGACGCAACTGATCTACGGCACAAACGTGAAGTCCAAGAAGGGCTACCCATATCCCGTCGCGCTGCAGCGGGGCGCGCCGAGCATCAACCTGCCAAAGCGGCCGTTTCTCTACATTTCGCAGAAGGACATTCGGGCGTTGAAGGCGGTTCAGCGGCGCTATGTTGAGAGGCTGATCAAGGCATGACGCAGATTGCCACGAGCCCGCCGCCCGCCAGTTGGGAGCGAATCGCGCTGCACAACAGGCGCATCGCGCCCAAACTGCGCCGGCAGGCGAAGCGGCTGGAGGAGTTGGCGTTGGGAGCCTCTGATCGCGTCGAGCGCGAACTGCGTGCGGCCGCGCGCAAGAGCATGGCGCTGATCCGTGACGCGATAAACAACGGCGTGACCGCCGACCAGTTGCTCGCGGCGACGGATACGTTGCAGCAGATCGAAGCCAGCATCAACGGCGCGATGGCCGGCGTGGGGAAGAACGTGCGGCAGCATATCGAATTGGCTGTCCTCGCCGGCGGCGGAATGGTGGAGGAGATAGTGCGGTCGGAAATGCCCAGCCTACGCATGTCGTTCGGCGCGGTGCCGGAGCGCATGGTGCAGGAGTTGGAGGAGCGCAGCCTGTCGTTCGTGACCGACTTGAGCGATGACACGATGCGCAACGTGCGCCACTATCTCGCGGAGGGTGTGGCGCAGGGCAAGCCTCTGAGCGAGATTGCCAAAAGCCTGGCCGAGGAAACCGACCTGGGCAAGGGCGCATTCG